ATGATAAAGGTAATAGAAACATGGTCGCACCCTTATGTAGATGCGATTTTAGTGAAGAAAATAGTAAAATTTCTAGGAATTACTATTTACTGCCGAGAGCGGATTGTACCCTCTCCATCAGAGAATGAAAAGGCTCAGGAGTAGAGATTTTATCACCATTCACCAATATAATATGGCAATTCTCAGGATAGCCCTTTATAGAAATGATATGATGGATATTGATGCTGAGTTTTTCACCTGTACTAAAAGTTGTAATAGGAATAAACATATCGCTAAAATTTAAGATTGAAAACACAAATTTAGTGATTATGTCCCAAAGTTGGTAAGACCATTCAGCGAAGCGAAATCGCCTTTGGGAACTAAAAAAAACAGTAGGCTTTAAGCTGTAAGCCATAGGCTAATGGCTCAAAAAATAAAAAAACAATTAAAAATAAATAAAATGAGTACAAAATTTAAAACAGGCGACAAGGTAAAAGTGATGCACTGCTTTATGAACAAGCAAGGTAAAAAAGGGAAGCTAGTAGTCATCAACGAAGAGGAAAACAACGGACTGGTGAAATTTAAAGATGGTAGCGAGTATTGGTATAGCCTATCCAACCTCGAAAGAGTAAAGAAAAAGCTAAAAATCAAGGATTTTCATATAGGCAGATGTTATAAACTCGGTTCTACCTGTTTAAAGATAGACGGTGTGGATAGTTTTGGAGACTTCTACGGCACAATGGTAACAAGTTTTAATAATCATTCGGAAATATGGTGTAATACTGATTTATTTAACCACCCACAAGACAAGAAGAGATTCAAGGAAATTACTCGCGAGGAATTTGAAAAGAAACTTAAAGCGGCAAAACGAGAAATGACACGCATTTACAAACAACTAAAATTAGAGAGCGATGAGAAAGCTAATACAAAAGGTACTGAAATGGCGTAAAGTACCGCTCTTTCCAATGTTTGCGGATTTGACGGTAAAAGAAGAATGGATACTATTTGATAAGTATGTGATTTTCACAACTTACAAATAAGCAGGAAGCAGGAAGCCGTAGGCTATAAGCTCCAAAAAAAAGAAGTAGTGGCGGAATTGGTTAGACGCAGATGTTTATTTGTTCATCAGAAAAAAACAATCGTGATGCTTAAAGGTAGCTATGCTGATAGTCTTTATAGACGACTTAAATAACCTTGCAGGTTCGAATCCTGTCTACTTCTCAATAAAGCCGTAGGCAATAGGCTATAAGCCATAAGCCCACCGCTAAAAGTTAATTTAAAAACAGTTTAAAAATGGAAATACAATCAATACAAGAGAGTGATATAACCATTGTTATAGAGCAAAACTTTCTCTCCGAAGCTATTAATGAAAAGTGTGGAAAAGTAGTAGAGGTTTACACCAAAATAAAGAGCAATAATGAGGTGGTTCTGGAAGAAAAACAATCTACCGAACGCTATATAACCTCTGATTTAAAAAAAGCTATTGACTACCTAACGAGTGGGCAAAATAGCCCCCAAACAAGTAGCAATATTAGCTGCAATGCTTGTAAATGTTAGTGCTTTGTCTGGAAAGTCTTTGGATAATTGCTCAACTTCAAGTGCTAATTTTTCAAGGGTAAGCTTCAGGGTTTCCTCTTGAACAAAAAAGCCTCCTTGATTTTTAAAATCCAAAGCCTCTAAATGTACTGCGAGATAAATTTCAGAACTATTCTTACGAACATTGAGCTCAGATATGAAACCTAAACGCTGAAACTGTTGTAAAACGGCATTAAGCTCATTAAAATTTAAATCAAGTTCTGAAAGAACATTTTTTAAAGATATAGATAATAAAGTCTCATAATTTTTCGCATCACAAAGAGCATTTAACAACTCGTCTTTTTTCAAGGATGTAATCATATCACTAAAATTTTTGATTAGACACCACAAATTTAGTGAAAAAGGCTTTAAGCAGAAAGCTATAGGCAGGAAGCTAAAAGCTGTATCCCGAATGGTTGTAAAGGTGGTTCGATTCCACCTTCGGGAACAAAGAATATTAGATAATAAGACAATGAGATAATTAACTCATTATCTAATTACCAAATTACCTCATTAGAAATTATGAACCTACACCCACAAGACATCATCATACGCAAAACCGACGGCACGGAGACCCTGTGGCTCTCCCAACGCCTTGTGATGGAGGTGTGTGGGATTAAAGAGGGCACATTACAAACAAACAGAGACCGATATAAGAAAAAAGGCACCCGCGAATGCGACCTTGCAAAAGCGGGAGACTTTATGCCAAAAGGTACAAAATCTTGGCGTTGGGCAAAGACATCGCAGGGGTTCTACTACTGTCTGGATAATATACCAGATCGTGCCCCGAAGTATTATCGCTCAATGTTTGGTACAGCGGAGGAGCTAAGAGAGGCAGTAAGCCGTATGCAGGAGGCAGGAAGCAGAAAGCGTAATGAGGTGGTAAAAATGGAGATAAAACAGGCAGTAAAAGGGTTGGTTAATAGCCAAGATATTCGGTATTATATGTATGAGGCGAGCCACTTGTTTGCACAGGCACAAGCCCAAGAGTTGGCAGCAGCAAAGGCCTGGTGTGAATATATGCTCTACCAGCTGGAAGAAGACCGCTATAAACAAGCGGGAATCCGCCGAAAACAAGACTTTTTTACGCTTTGTGCAGAGATACTTGCACCGCTCAATTTAAAGGGCTTAAATGTAAGCTCTGGAGCTTATTTACGGAACAAATTAGACAAATTTCCCGTTAACGCCTCACTCAATGAGCAAAGGGAGTGGTTGATTTCGGATAATTACGGGAATGAATACCGCAAAATTATTGGCAAAATGCAGGTTTATGACGAAGCAACAGGCGAAGTCTATGAGCTTGACCCCCACGAAGCACTGATTTTGAGCGGATATATGAATATCGGTTGCTCTGAAAAGCAGTATATGAGCCGTATTTATGAGGAGTATTACCTGCCAAGTATTGCGGAGTTTGGAATGGAACCAGTAGCTCCAAGAACATTTACCAATTATTTACAAAGATTTGATAAAAAAATATTAACGCAAAAAGCCCGACATGGCTCGGATTACTATAAAAAACACTTTTTGCCCTATGTAAAAGGTCAAAAATTACAATATGCTCATTCTCTTTTCTCTGCCGATGGTTCGGGAACTATAACCTACCAATACTGGGGAAAAGATGAGAAAGGTAAAAGAATACTAAGAACCCAAAGGCTCTATGTGATGATGGTAATAGATGTGGCAAGTCTTTATATCGCTGGTTATGCTTTTGCTCCCGTAGGCTCTCATAAAGAGACTTTTGAGATGTTGAAAACCGCCACCCAAATGGCAGTAAAGAGCGGAAACAACCACTCCATGTTGGAGTTTGTGAGTGATAATCACGGGGCTTTTACTTCGGAAAAGAGTAAGGAATTTTTGGAGTTCGTATATGACAAGGTGAGAACTATAGAAAAAGGCAACTCACAGGCGAACCCCTCGGAGACGCATTTCAGGCTCTTTAAAAAGGAATTAAAGATACTTAAAAGTTTCTTGCAATCATCTTTTAATCCTTCCATTGAAGGCTTAGCCAATACCGACCATTTGAAGACTGAGGATTTACCCGAGTATTCTGATGCGGTACTGATGATGGTAGAACAAATAGAGAAGTGGAATAACAAAATTCTACGAGACGGAAGCACCAGAACAGCGAGGTTTGAGAAGAAAAACCCTAAATGCGAGGTAATGGACAGCCGAGTAGTTCGCCGAATAATGGGATATGAAACGGAGAAATCCGCAAGGTATCTGCGAGGGCTTTTGGTTTTGACCAAAGGGACAGGGCTGAATGAGAGAGAATACACCTTTGAAATTCCAGATTATCACGGAATAGGTTTAGAGATGATTTCCAAAGCGGTAAAACACCAAATGGATACCAAGCTGAAAATCTATTATGATGAAACGGGAGCGGATTTGTACAGTCCTGAGGGCTACTTTATCCTAACTTGTCCTCCATTGGTAGGAGCAAGTTTAGCAGAGGCAGAAGCTACCAAAGAGAGTATCCGCTCCCTTGACCGCCAAATGCGAAGAAAAGAAGCCCATATGGAGGCAGTGGAAGCCTTTGAGGAAAAAGTACTGACCCAATCCGCCGCAATGGGCATACAGCCTTATTCAGTAGCAATGGCTCTCGGTAGCAATAAGGAGCGTTTTAACGCTAGTATAGAAGAGGCTTTTGACTTGGGAGAAAGAACAAAAGAAAGAAAAGAAGCCTCTCCAGAAGCCAAGAAAAGAGCCAGAGCAGCGAGGGACTTTAACCCTGATAAATGGGAATAAATACAGAGTGTAAAGCAAAAAATAAAATAGATATGGTATTTACATTAGAACAAAAAACACAGGTTATTCCTCAGGCTTTAAATCAGTATTTGGAAGACAAGGGAATAGTGATAGAGCAATTAGCAAAGAAGCTGAAAATGAGCCGTCAATACATTGATGAAATCGCTAAAGGAAGTACACATTTTCAGAAAACGGAAATTAAGGACAAGTATTATCAAAATATCTGTGATTTCATTGGTTTAAGTCTTGAAAATGAGGTTTGGAGACATTTTAACACGGCAAATTATCAAATTATCACCGAAGCTATCAACAATGCCAAGAAAAGAAAACGCCGAGTATTGATAGATGGAGATACGGGAGCGGGGAAATCTTACGCTTGTCATTCTTACAAGAAAATTGCCCCAAAAGGGACTTATATCGTAACTTTTTCAGGGAGTGGAAATCCGAGAGAGTTTGTAAAAAATATTGCGGAAACCGTAGGAGCAGAAACCAATGGCACGGCAGGAAATATCATTAACAATATCATCAAGCATTTGACTACGCAGGATTATGACACTGTCTTAGTAATAGATGAGTGTGAGCACATCCAAGAGAAGCCAGGTTATATCAATCATGTCAAGAGTTTAGCCGATGGATTGGAGGGTAAATGCGGTTTTGTGATTTGTGGAATGGGGTTAAAAGAACTTTTGCACCGCCGATACACCAATCACAAGCAGAACTATCGCCAAACTTATAGCCGATTTTCCAAACGAGTGTATTGCACGGAGAACATACAGGAAGATATAGAGCGAATTTGTGAGGATTTAGGACTTAGTAGAGGGGTTTGCAACTGGCTAAAAAGCTATGCTAAAGACTTTAGAGTATTAAGAGAAATGATAGAAGACGCTTTTGATGAAAGCGAGAAAACAGGCGAAGCCGTGAGTGTGGAGCTTTTAGATGAATTGTATCCCTAAAATACAAAAAAATGATTATCAAAAAATTAATTAGAGAGGGATTTTGCTTTGCGGTGATGCAGAGTTGGAGTAGCCTAAAATTAGCAAAAGGTTACACCAACCAAGAGTGGGAACTCATCGGCTTGAAAATAGACTTCAAAGCCTTGAAAAAAGAGGGATTTGAAGTGAGAAGCGACCACTCTCTAAGACCCATAGAGAGAAACCCCGAAGGGATTATCAGCCGAGAGATGAGCTTTGAAGAAATCCGAGAGTTTAAGGAGCTGAAAGAAGAATATTTTATCAAGGCAAAAGAAATCGAAGACGGAGCAATTTGGGAATTAAAAGACAAATCTTTAAAAAAGTTGTACAATGAAAATTATTGAACTTTTCCCCGAAGTGAGGCGTATAGAACCGCCTCCAAAAGTGCGGAAGCCCCGCCGAAAGTCCAAACGCTACACACCCAAAGAGAACCGCCGAAGATACAGACTACATAGGAAAGTAAGGGATTTAGAGAGTGTGGAGCTTAGAGTAAGAACAAGAGAGATAATACTACCGCTGGACTATCCAGTAGAGCAGGTGCTAAGTGTTAAGGAATTGATTTGCAAGTTTAAATATTACGCACCAACGATTTTAGAATAATAAAAATAAAAAGAAATGAGTACAATCAACATCGCAGAGCTCACCGACGAGCAAAAGAAAGCACTACGAGTGCAATTAGAAGCCGAAAAAAAGGCTGAAAAAGAGAAAAAAGACCAAGACCGCAAGGCATACAAAGACCTTTCAGAGGAGTTTGTAACCACTCTGATAGACCAACTTATCGGGCATCACAAAGAAACGGAGAGCGTCATAAAAAAGGTATTTGAGAGCTACGAACCCGTACAGGCTCTAAAATCTGAAATCTACGGCGTGGCAATCAATAAGCAAGATAGCCATACCAGTACGCTCAAAGATGGCTCAGCAAGTATTACCATTGGTTACAATGTTACTATCGGTTTTGACGGCACAGAAGTCGCAGGAGTGGAGAAAATTAAAAACTTCATCACCAGCCTTGCCGATGATAGTGATAAGGTTCGGAAACTGAGCAAGATGGTCAATACTTTTCTTAAACCGAACGCAAAAACGGGGATGCTCAATCCTTCAAAAATCATAGAGCTATCCAAACTACGCGAGGAGTTTAACAATGAGGAATTTAACGAGGGCTTGGATATCATTTTTAACGCTCAAATCCGTAGGCAAAACAGCATGTATGTAAGCGGGTACAAATTCGTAGAAATCGAGGGAGTGCCGAAGAGAGTAGAATTTAGATTTACAGTTTAAACAACCTTTAAAAACGATTTAGAAATGGAAAATGAAAACAAAGTAAAACTGCTTATCAGTGCCGAAGGCGACATGAACAAGCCTAACGATTTCAAAATTAATCTTAAAGCAGAAGGACACAAGGATAAAATATTGTCCGTTATGGCGAGTATTCTGCACGGTGAAGATTGGCTTAGAGAGATTGTAGAACAAGCCTTAGAGATGGCATATGAAGAGTAAGGAATGGATATATCCATTCCCCTCATTTCCGCACTGGCAGGTATCGGGGTTCGAGCCCCCGAGCGGAGCAAATAGAATGAGATAATGTAGGAATTAGATAATGTGATAATTACCTAATTATCTCATTACCAAATTAACTAATTATTAAAAATGAAACTAAAAAAGAGACTTAGAATAGAGAACGCCACCAGTTTCAAACTAGAATATACCGATGATGGCGAAGTGATGAAAAGCAAGGTTTTCAAGACTTACAAAGCAATGGAGCAATTCCATAGCAGACAAAAACACTTCACTTATATGGATTATAACAGGTATGCCCTGATAGATGAGAAGTGGCACAGATTCATCAAGTTACCTTCTCCTTTCATCTTTGAGGGTAATTTGAAAGTGATAAACAAAAACTTTGAAGATTTTAATCTTCAAAAAGAGAATAATGAAGATTTTTAACTTCAAAAAAAATAAAAATAATGAGGATTTTATATTTAACCTTGAGTAAGAAATGGTTTGATTTAATCCAATCCGGAGAAAAAAAGGAAGAATACCGAGAAATTAAATCCTACTGGGAAAAGAGATTGAATGACAAACATTTTGATTGTGTTTGTTTTAAAAATGGATATTCAGCCAATGCACCTCAATTCACAATTGAACTTAAAGGTGTAGAAATCAGCGAAGGCAGAGAAGAATGGGGAGCGGAAAGAGGAAAAAAATATTTTGTCTTGAAATTAGGAAATAAAATACAGAATGGAAATCATTAAAATGTTTGCCCTTGTGGTATTGCAGAATGCGAGTTTTACACTGGTTAGCAGGGCAAGAAATAGCGATAGCCTCACCTACAACGCTATTGCAAGTGTGCTGAGCAATGGGATTTGGCTTTTGGTCATCAGCAAGGTGGTGAAAAACTTTGATAGTCCTAAAATGATGATAGCCTACTTATTAGGTTCAGTAGTAGGAAGTGTAGCAATGCACTATGTATCAATGAATTATTTTGAAAAGAAAAAGTAAATCCATTTTCCCAAAGTTGGTAGGACCAGTTTCAGCGGAGCGAAACCGCCTTTGGGAGCAATAAAAGACGATAGATATGGCAACACTCAATGAATTAAAAGAATTATTTGCCGACCGCCAACCTCACGAAATTGCAATAAAGGTAAGTGGTATCTCTGGCTTTAGAACTACGCTTATTGATGAACTTACGCAAGAGGAAATCAATAAGCTCTACGAGATACACGCTCCAAAGCCGAAAAGTATTGAGACCAAAGAAGATAGAAACTATTGGATAAGCAATATTTTAACCATTGCTACAGAAGAGGGCTTGCATTATCCAGTAATGGTTAAGAAAAATGGAAAGTTGGTAAAAGATAATTGGCACAAATTCAATACTTGGATGCTTACTTTGAGTACTGTTAAGAAACTGCTGTATTTCTGCAATGTAGAAGAAATGAAAGCTGTGCATAGACAACTTTGTAAGTTGAGAGACAATAACGAAAAATCAGCACAAAAACCTATGAATAGGGCTTGGTTTAGAAAAGGAGAACGAAATAAAAATTTAAATTAAGATGGTAAAAATAACGATTTACAACGAAGACAGGAGATTTATTGACCGAATTACAGGTGATAATTTATTTATTAAAATTATTGATGGTATTCAGTGCATTTGTAAGGATACAGGAAACTCCGTTATTGATAGTTATTCAATTATTTACACCTTACCAAAGAACTTTTTTATCATTAAAGAAACAGAAAATGAATAAAACAAAATTTAAAATCAAAAAAGAGCTTTTGTTGATTATCAACAATGCTTTGCAGAGCCCTTTGATACTTCAAGAGATGGGGAGCAAAAACATTCTTACGACTAAATTGCCGATATCTGTTTTTTATGAGGTTATTGATATTTTAGGTAAAAAGTTTTTAACGGTTTCAAAAACAGCTAATTTTGAGTTATACAAACACTCAGCGGATGCTTTTTATCTGATGTTAAATGTTGTGTTAGAGCTTGGCAATTTATCTGTTTATGAACGAAATCAAATAGACCAATTGAAAAACGAAATCCATCAAAAAAAGATAGTGTTATGAGTCTCAATATCTACAAAATAGAGGCTAAAAAGCCTTCTGGACGATATGTGCTGGCTTCTTACAGCAAAGGACTTTTAAAAGAGTTGAAGTTTTTAGGCGAAGGTTGGACCACTGAAATGATACAAGGAATGTTTAATCTTATTGCCGTTACAGAGGAATTAGCCTTGACTACTGAAGAGACTAAAATCACTTACACAAAACTTTAATTTTCATATCATATTTGTTTTTCCGCCTTGCAAAATGTAAGGCGGTTTTTTTATTATCTTTGTCAAAAATAATTTATAGTGAAAATAGATATAGAGTTTATGGTTCCACCTCGCTTTTTGGAGGGCATAAATGAGGAAATCAAGGTTCGTTTTGAAAATGTGCCTTATGTCCCTGCGGAAAACCTATCATTATGGGTAAAATGGGAGGATTTTTACGATGAAAAAACAGCTGGGATTATTTATCGTGCGTTGAGGGATAATTTTCTTTCGGCTCGTAAGATATTGGAGCGTTTTGAAAAGGATAGAGTTTTCGTGCAGTTTGATTATTTACCTTTTATGCCAGAGGGGGATATAAACTGCGATTGCGAAGAATGTAATCCGCATTTTCCTAATTTGAACTAACGAAGATAAAACACTGAAATTCAACATTCAGTGTTTTTTTTCATTGGGATAAGGGGTAAATGTTTTAATTTTGTGGTATGAGTAGAGGCACTGCAATAAAAAATGGTATAAAACGCAATAAACTATTGCGTTACCAGCTTTATATGGAAGAGTATATGAAGTGGAAGGAACTGGATGTGCCTACTACGGTGATTTATAGAAAATACATTTACCCTAAATTTAGGATTAGCCTAAAAACGCTCAATAATGCCATTAGTACTAATATCAAAAAGGAACTAAAAACATTACCTGATGACGGTAGGCAGTTGTCTTTATTTGATTAATCCCCACTGTTTTGGTGGGGATTTTTTTTACACATTATGTGCCTCAAACTCATACATTATGGCGTACTCTTGCACTCCATCATCTCTCTGGGTTCTACCAAAAGAAGTACGGAGCATTTTACTGCAATTTTCACGCGGTGAAAAGCCGTGCAACTTTTGATGAATTTTTTCTACCAGTTCGAAGATTGCCCAAGCATTATCCTTTTGTCCTTGTGGTGCGAGGTAGCTGGTATTGGTAAGTTTCATATTTGCCAATGTTATTTTCACGGCAAAAGAGCCATTTTGTCGGTCTTTTGGGCGTTTGGTGATGTCTTTGGAAATGTTGGCAAATTGCCCACTTTGAATATCTATAAGGCAACATGGCCACTGCACTGGCATATTGGGAGAATAGTAGTCTATTTGTCCCCAATCTTCGTCTATATAGCGGAGTTCTGTGATTTCCGCCAGACGGTTCTGAATGTTTTGTAAGATTTGTTTCATAAATATTGCTTTATGCTATAAGCCGCAAGCAATAGGCAGGAAGCGTATTGCCTACTGCGTAAAGCCTACGGTTATTTTATTTTCTTTAATGCTTCAGTGAGTTCTTGCAGGTTATGGTTAATAATTTCCTTTACCGCTTTATCCACTTCGTTGTGATGCCCTATAAATTGGCGTTTTTCTATCTTTATTATACTTCCTATGGGTTTTAATGCAAGGGCTTTAAACCGCTGAGCTTCGGCGGTGAGGCGTTGGGTTCGTTCTTTGTTTTTGGTGCTTCCTACGGCTTTTGCGGTTTTGTAATACATTGCCCAGAAGTATTTTTTCATTTGGGGCGTTACTTTGATTTCTCCACCGTTGTTGTGAATATCTGCGTAGGGCATAGAGGACGAAAACACGATGCTATTGCCCTGTATTTTACTGATAATGGAATTACGCAGGTTGCCACTGCGGAGCATCAGCGAACCGCGTGTGTTGGGAAATTTTGTGTTTTTCCACTTCTCATCAAAAAAGGCTTTTCGGATAAAGTTCTCTTTAAACTCGCCCTCTAATTTTACTTTGATGTCATTGAGGGTTTGCTGTGTGAATTTTTCTGGGGTCATTTTTTTGTTTTAGTTTTGCTGGAATGGATATAGAGAATTTTGAAAAACAATTAGAAGATTACGCTAATCGCCTTGAACGCTCGGTACAAGAACAGCACGAGCAACAGCTGGTATCTCGGATAAAAAAGCATCAAGCACTGAATGAGGAGCTTCAAAAAACACGACAAGAATTACTTCGCTACCTTGTAGCCACCAGCGGAATGATATTTTCCATACTGATTGGTCTGGGAAAAAGTGAAGCACATCAGCCCCTTGCTCGTTGGGGTTTTGCGATTGCCATCGTACTACTTGGGCTGGGAGTCCTGTTGCTATCCATTGCTCTGTACAGTTTGCTATATATTCGGCGTAAAATAGTGGAACGCTACGCCAAAGTTTTGGAAAAAGCCTATACAACGCATCACCCTGCGGAAAAAATTCATCAGGTGCGTGAGCCTCGTTTTTTTGCCCTATGCGAAAAAGTTGGTTTAGTATGTTTGGCTTTGGCTGTAATTGCTCTAATGGTAAGCGTAGTAGCTCAGTATGTGCTGTGATAATATTTTTCATTTTTTGGTGTTTTTTTGTGTTTTAAAAAGATTTTAAATTTTATTTTTTAACTTTGTGGAAAATTACGGCTATGCTTATTCAAGGTGTGGAATATTATGATCCCATTAAAAAGAGAGATACGGATAAAATATTTTGGTTAGAATCAACTGAAAAGGCTGTGGGGGAACACTTGTTTTCATTTGATTTAAAAAAAGTGTATAACTTATTTTCCGATTATCCTTGGGCTTTATCAAAAGAAGAAAAAGAAATCTTTGATAAAGAGAATCCATATTGGAGAGATTTTTTTAAAGATAGACAATAATAAATTATCTCGTTCTTCCCTTAATTCCTTTTTTCTGTGTACTTTCTTCCGTATTAATGTAACCTAATAATTCCTTGAAATCACTAGTATTAAGTTTTTCAATATCAATTAAAGAAGATATTAACTCTATCTTTTGCCCATAGTGTGTTCTTGACTTTTTACAATCAAACCTGCTTTGTAAGTTTTTATTATTTAAAGGTTTATAGCCGTTTGATGTTGGGCTTTGCAGTTCTAAATATTCCCAACCTCTTTCCTTACTTTTTCTTATGATTGAAGCATGTCTTCCAGTTGTTAATATATATTCTTTATCTACTTCTACATTTTTCAAAAGCCTATTAATTGCCTTAAAATCATTGTAGTCTTTTTCAACAAATCCGCCTGCCAACTTTATAACATCATCTATCTTTCTGGCAAAATAACTCCTACTTTCCCCATCACGAAAATCAAGAACATCCAAACTCATCTTATTTCCCGCATAAGCTAGGCACAGTGATGCACAAGAGCCTTTTGTTAGGTCTCCGCCTCCTACTCTTGTTATTATTTCATCTTCTGTTAATTTATTTTTTAGCGGTTTAACTTTGTTATATTTCACGCTTTCGTTTTTCAATTCATCAATAGCTGATTTAAAAACATTTATTTTATTATCTTTCTTCTCTAATTCTCCTTTCACTTTTTCCGCTCCCACTACTTTGGTGTAAGTGTTATTCGGTGGAAATATCTTTTGTTCTGCCCCAGGATTGAAGCGGAACATTGCCAATTTGTTTTTACCATTCATCCCGATGTGGGTGGTGGCTTTTTGTCCTGCTTCTATGGCTTTTTTACTATCGCTCAAGTTTTTTTCTCGTGCCAATACTTCTACGGCTATACAACGACAACGCCAGCCATTGGGTGGGTAGTACTCTGTCCAAAAGGCATCGTTTTTAGGCAAACAAATACTGTTGAGTATAGCGTGGCTTTGCCTTACTCGCTCATCTCCTGCGGTACGGTATTCGAGCCAATAACGCTCGGTATCTTCTTGCAAATTTGCCCAGTTGGCAGCACTTTGGGAACTGCTTACGGCAAACTGGTATTCAGCTTCTAAATAATGGCGGTTGTACCTTTCATTTAATTTTAAAACTTTTTGTTCAAAGAGATGATAAGGTGTAATATTACCATTCTTATCCTTTAAAAAACTCCGTGCCTCTGCCAGTTGGGTATGTGTTTTTAGTCCAGAGAAAACAAAAGCGTCCTTCTCTAAATAGGCTTTCATTTCCTGCGGTACTTCGTGGGGGATGGTGCTACTGAATAGCTCTGCGGTAGCTTCTGCCAATTGCTTGTACTCTTCTACTTGTAATAAGTCTTCGGGCTGGTAATTTCCCCTGCTGAATAACTTTTTAAATGCCTTTTCAGCGGTTTTTAAAATCCTCCCCAACCCCTCCGAAAGAGGGGCTTTGTCATCGGCTAAATGCACTACCGTGTTATGTTCTCTACAAGTTGGGCAGTTGCAGGGTTGGTATTGTCTTTCTAAGGCTTGGTGTAGGGCTGAAAAATAGCCGTGAGCCACGGCGGGCAATTTATTTCCTATTGCCCTGAACTTGTCAGGGCTTAGTCGAAAAAAGAGTCAAAATGTAATTGATTGCCTGAGGGTGCTACCCGCTCGCCTTGTACTTCTATGCCGAATTTATCTTTTATCCACTCGTCTGGGATATTTTTGTAGGGCAAAAGTTTGATGGTTCTGTCAAAGAGTTCGCCCAAATCCTCCACTTGGTCGTACTGAAAGCGTAAACCATCGGGCAGTACGCCTATATTGTAGAGGGCAGGTAGCACTTTTTCATTCATATATTGTTCTACCATGGTTTGGTCTGCATCTACCAAATCTTGTAAGGCTTCTTGTGAGCTGATTTCTTTCCCTTTGCTTCCAAACTTGGTATCTTGCCCAATAATGGCCCCAGAGATGAGCAAGGAGATATTATCACGGCAGAGTTTTATCAGCCCATCATATACTTGCCCTGTAGCAGGCATTCCTGTTTGAGCCCATTCAAATTTTTCACTTTCGTCAATAATAAACCACGCCGCCGCTCCCATGTCGGTCATCATTTTTTCGGCACGGCGTAGAGCATTCATATCACGCGTGTTGGTTTTCATTACTCTTGGCGGAATACCGTAAATTTCGCAAAGCTCCGACCAGCAGGATTGAGCAAAACGACTGAACAAAATATGTGGAATGGCTTTATTTATTAGCCCTAAATCATTGGGTGTGCCAAAATCCAGCAACCACAAGCCATACTCTGAAGCATTGAGGTAGTCCATCCCTTTGTCGTCGGTGTAGTCCTTAACCACGATTCCTTTTTGTGGAATCACATTTTGGCGTGGCACTAATGTGATGATGGGGCTTTCCTTCTTTGCTTCTCTGTTGAACTCAATGAGCGTGTAGCCGTAATAGACGCTGTCTAAAATATGCTCAATGATTTGGTTGAACCATACGGATTTTTGCAACTCGTCGGTCAGTTTTTGGTGGGTTTCGCCGTTGGTGTTTTGTAATACAAAATTTGCCGAAATAGTCTTCAGCTTTCGGTTTTGCATTTGCGAAGTAAGGTGGGCGTCCAGCATCATATCCTTGACTAAATTATAATAAGGAAATAGCTTGGGGTTGTCCACATTTTCTGCCATTGCGAGGGCGTTTTTCCACACCATTACATCGGCACGGGTACGAGCCATTGCTTTGGGAACAATGTTGCGTGTGGGTTGGAGTAAGTTCGCTTTTGGCTTATGGCTTTTAGCCATTGGTTTTTTATTATTATTTCTCATAACTTCCTTGTAGGTCTATTCCGTTGGTGGTGATTTGTAATTTTGTTGCGTTGAATCCATCGGCTTTGAGTTGTACGCCGATGTGCCTATATAGGTCTCTGTCTATTTTGCCGTGTTTAGCTTTATGGAGATTTGCCCCTGTAAGTGGGCTTTCTTTCCATTCTCCCTGTGCGGAAGATAGCAGTAACTCGATGCTTTGATTTTGACTGTCGGAAACGATAAAATCGCCGTTTTCAATCTGCACATCGTAGTTTTGATTAAGAGTACTATCTTTCATTAGTGGTTAAATTTTAATCGTGAGCCAAAGCTGAAGGGCTGTGAGTTATTCTCGTTGGGTTGGCTTTCATCTTCTTTGAGTAGGGGTAAATTTCCGAGTGAAATTTCTCCTTTGTTGATTTTTTTGAGCCAGTCAATGGCACGGTCATATCGGTCTTTAATGGTGTCGTGAATAATATCAGGATTGGATAAAACAATGATATGCCACACGGCAACGGTAACCACTGTATTTACAATAAGCGGATGGCGTTCTGCTCCTTGTTTGGAAAAAATCGCCTCTACATCATAACGAAGCCTCCCATCTAAGTATTCTTTTTTAGCATTGGTATAGAAGTAGGATTTTACTTCTTCTTCGGCGGTGGCAATAGCCCGAAGTACAACATCCAAATTTCCCTCAGAAATTTGCTGAATTTGATATTGATAAATATGCGTTTTTAAGTCGTCTATTGTTGTGAACATATTCTGTATTGAAAAATATTTTAAAGTGTCTGTAATTAAAGTTTAAAGGTATTTTAAAGGCGATTGGTTGTTAGCTAATAGCTAAAAGCTAATAACGACTGTTTATTCTCGCCCCGAATGCATAGGTACTTGATGATTTTCTTGCTCTTGTGGAAAGCCATTTGAAAGCTCCGTGAACGGCATCGGGACCATCATCGTGGGCTTGGCTTCCTTTTTCAAAGGCAAGGAACTGGTCAATGAGCGTCTGCATATCGGCGTCTTTTTGCTCAGAATTGAAAAACACATTTTTCCGCTCAAAGTATCCCGAGAGACTTTCTATACGGTCGTACTTGTCGGTTTTGCTTCGCTTGTCTGCCACGACTGGAATGTAATAGCCTCGTTTTTCGCCCTCTAAGTCAAAGTCAGAGGTAAATTCGTCCATGGCGAAAAGTCCCTCAATCATATAGCGAATGTTGAACCTATCAAGGCTGAATTTTTCATATTGGTCGTAAAGCCATTTGGCACAATGGGCACGGCTTTTCTGTTGCATATACGCCAGCAAAATATGATACTCTTTGCCTTTTTTTCCGACCAAAATCATCGCTTTGTAATCGGCATTTTCTTTATATGATAAATCTCCGTAGAAACACAAATCATCGTATTCTTTGAGGGGCAGAGCTTTTTTGTAGTCAATATCTTCGTATTTAAAAACCGCCCCGTCCTCAATGTGAGTGTGCATATATTCTCGCATAAAGGAGCGGTAAGGCATAGAATGAAATTTTTTACGCCAATAGTCAGCACTTGTTTTTTCTGGCCATTCTGGGGTAAAATCTTTGAGATTTTTAACGGCACACACAGACAAGATTTCAAAGTGCGTGTTACTTCCGAAATCGTCTAAGCTGATGTTTTCGCCGTCTTCATTCTCTAAGGTTTCTTTTTCTATTACGGATTTAAAATAAAGTTTAAGGCGGTTGGTGATAGAGTTCTTATGAAAATTATTATTGGCGAATACAAAGCGTTCGGTGGCGGTTTCGTCTGAGTCAAAACAGCCCCAAATATCTTCAGTAATAAAATCCACCGCCTCACGCATAATACGGTCGTTATTAACGGATTTTTTGCTATCCACATCATCTACCACAATATAGTCTGGGCGACTGGCCTCTTCCCTCGCCCCTCTGGGGTTCTGCCCAAAACCAAGCGACATAAAGCGTACGCCGTCCGTTGTGGCAAAATCACCATCTGCCCAGTTTCCAGCACTGAATTTTTCGCCGTAATCGTTTTTGATGCGGTTGTTGAATTGCAATTGTGCCTGAATAGATGAAAGTAATTTTTTTGCTTTGGGTTCGGTTTCACCCACAAGGAGCATAAATTTCAGTTCCGATTTTGCCAAATAGAGATACAGCGGAATGCCCATATCAATATGTACAGATTTACCTGCGGAGCGAAACATCTCTGCGAGTAGTCTGAGTCTTTTGTTTTGCACGACTATTTTTGCCATTTTGGCGTGAAACCAAGCACTTTTCTTTTTGGCATAATTTGGAAAATAATACTCAAACCAACGGACATAGTCCGCCTCTAAATGTTTTATTCGTGCCTGTTTTTCCTTAGCTGTTTCGTGAATATTAATGCTTGTTGCCTTGGCAATACGGAGGCAATGCTTGTCGTAGTCTTGTAGAAGTTTTAAGTATTTGTTATTCATTTTCATTGCTTTATGCTATAAGCAGTAGGCTGTAGGCTTATTGCGTACCGCCTACGGCTTACTGCTCTATACTAATTCGGTGTTGTAAAAATTGCTTGTGGTATTTGGTGCATTCGGTGGCAAAAGCAGGGTCTATTTCGGAAATGAAATTGTCCAAATCTTTTAGCACTTTATGTATAATGACGGGGTCAGCGGATTTATCTATCTTCTCAATGGCTGACATAATTTTATTTACAGCGTCTGCAGAAAAATTGGGTTTTCCGCCATTAACAATATTATGAGCTTCCTGCTGTAGTTTTTGCTTAATGAAGGTAGGGGAAGAGTTAAAGCTCCAGCGTTTGTCTTCCCAATCGTATTTTTTTATCCAGCCCCTTACTGTATCGTAATGGACATTAAACAGTTCAGCGATTTCTCTGACATCAGTGTCTATATTTTCTATATAATAATCTTCAGCTTTTTGTCTTATACCATCTTTTCCTCGTGCCATATTTTGGGTTTTTATGGGCAAAAATCCACCAGCAAAACTTTGTAAATAAATAGTTGTGTAAACACTTCAAGAGATTTAGAATTAAATAACAAAATAAATGTAATTGATTTATTGTTAGTTTTTTAAAGTTTTTAAACGCCTCAAATTTGCACTCAAAACAAAACGAAAAATAGAGCAATGCCCGTATTTATACTCAACGATGAAAGCATAATGAACTCTTACGGCTTTCGGATTAAAACCGCAGGAATAGACCTCAAAAGATTTGAAGCGAACCCCGTAATGCTGGATGGACACAACACTTCCAATCTTTCCGTCATTGGGAAATGGAAAGATATTAAGGTAGAACACGGAAAGCTCTCGGCCGATACAGAATTTGATTTGGAAGATGATAATGCAAAAACCATTTCCGGTAAAGTAGAAAGAGGAATTATCAAAGGAGCAAGTATGGGGATTTCTTTTAGTAAAAAGGATTTCTCCTATGAAAATGGGGAGTTGATACTACAAAGATGTAGCCTCCACGAAGCGAGCATTGTAGCTATTCCGAGCAATGCAGGAGCGTTACGCCTTACGATGGACGGCGAAGAGCTGAGCGAAACCGACATTAAAACCCTTTGCCTTTCTATGGCACAAAATTACGAACAATTTAAACCTAATGATACAATGAAATTAAAGTTATCACAACTGGCGTTTATCGCCTTGGGCTTCCCTTCGCAGACGCAGGAAGCCACGGAAGAGCAAGTCAATACGGCAGTGTTGGCATTGGAAAAAGAACGAAATCAACTGAAAGCACAATTGTCGCTTTCGGAAGAAAAGGTGAATGCTTTTTTAGAAAAAGAAAAAGAAGCACAGTTAGCGGCTACTAAAAAACTATTAGACGAAGCAGTAGCGAGTGGAAGAATCACGGAAAACAAAAGGCAAACCTTTGCCGACTTGGCAGCACAAAATTTTGAGCTTGCAAAGTCTACCCTTGAGTCCATTCCAGCGAAAAAAACATTTTCGACAGGTGTAAACACCCCAGCAGGAACAGGAGTAGTGGCTACCATGGAAGACTTTCAAAAATTGAGCTTACAAGAGCAATTAGCTTTTAAAGAGCAAAATCCAGAAGGCTATCAGCAACTTTTAAAAACGATTTAAAAAGGGCTTTAAGCGATAGGCAGTAAGCAATAAGCCTACGAACGAATTAATATAATATAACACGCTGAAAGCCTCCTGCCTAAGGCTTACGGCATAACATAAAGCAAAGAAAAAAATGGCAAAAAATTTTCCAGAGATATGGGAAGGTCGTGTAAGACACAACCTAGAAAAAGGAGCAGTAGCCGACTTTTTAGACGGTGTGCCTGAGTTAGATGGGGATGTTACCGAAATGGGTGAAGAAAACTTAATTCACATTCCTACATCAGAGTTTAATCCAGAGGTTTTAGTGAATAACAAAACTTATCCTATCGCGATTCAGGATTATACAGATGATGATGTAGTTGTGAAGTTGGATAAATATCAAACCAAACGAACCAAAGTAACCGATGATCAAATTATTGGGGCATCTTATGATAAGATAGATACAGTTACCAGAGCTCATACCAATTCCATTAATGCGAGGAAGTATAAAAAAGCACTACATGCTTTGGCTCCTGACAGTAATGCTACAAATACTCCCGTGCTTACCCTTGCAGGTGCAGAGTGTACTTATGATGACTTGGTTAATCTTAAAGACAAGCTAGATGAATTAGAATGGCCAGAAGAGGGACGCAGATTAGTGCTGTGTAATAAGCATTGGAATCAACTTTTGAAAGATAGAAAAAATTTCGGTGATCAGTTGATTAATTATAAGAAAGGAGATGTTTCTCCAGTGATCGCAGGTTTTGAAATTAGAAAGTACATCGCTTCGCCGCATTATAACACTTCGAAGCAAAAGAAAACATTTGGAGAAGTTCCTTCAAGTGGCGATAAACCAGCGTCAGTGTGTTTTGTGGTGGAGAATGTAAGAAAGAAAACAGGACTTACCAAGCAGTACTTTTCTCAAGCTAGCGGAGATACCGCAAACCAAGCGAACTTTATTAACTACCGACACTACTTTATTGCAGTGCCTTTAGGGAGAAAGTATATCGCAGCGTTGATTTAGTTATAAGCTTAAAAAAGAATATGAGACAAATAAAATACATAGCAGTGCATTGCACAGCGACGCCCCAGACGACATCTGTAGAAAGTATCCAAAACTATTGGAAAACACAATTAGGCTGGAAAATGCCAGGTTATCATTTTATTATCAAAGCCAATGGTGAAGTGGTCAATCTGCTTCCCATTGAGCAAGTCTCTAATGGTGTGAGAGGCTACAACTCGGCAACCATTAATGTTTGCTACATCGGAGGTGTGGATAGTTCAGGCAAACCAATAGACAACCGTACGCCTCAGCAAAAAGAATCTTTGAAACGACTTTTAAAGGAGCTTAAAACCCAATTTAAAACCGCCATTATTCAAGGACACCGAGATTTTCCGAATGTAAAAAAGGCGTGTCCGTGTTTTGACGCAAAAAAAGAGTATCAAATGCTATAAGCTAAAAAATTTAAAAAATCTAAAAAATGAAAAACATTATTACCGTGCTATTCCTCACGATTGGATTTTTATGTGCCGTGTCGTGCGGAAGTAAAAAAGGAATCACAGAACCTGTGCAGGTTACCCATTTTAAGGAAGTAGAAAAAATCGTAAGAGATACGATTATTGAAACCAAAACCGACAGCGTACGAACCGTAGTGCAGATTGATTGCCCCGATGGAGGGAAGCCTATCCTCACCCCAGCCCTCTCCGAAGGAAAGGGAGGCCGCGGACGGATATTATTACCTCCAAAATTAACGCTCAACGGCAATCAGCTGACGATAGACTGCAAAGCAGAAGCCGAGAATATTGCCCTCCAGTTATACGATAATTATGTAAAAGAACACAAGCGGGAGGTGATTATTAAGAAAGTAGAAAAGCCTTTTGCTTGGTATCACAAAATCCTAATGTGGGCAGGAGGTATTAGCCTATCCATTTTAGCTTTGGGTGTTTTGCTTACATTTTTTAAACCTAAATTTTTAAAGTAATGGAACAAGTATTTAAAGATAATCCGAATTTGGATGTTGCCTATAAAACGGCAGACGGTAAGTTTTTTTTCTTGGAAAGTGATGCGATGAATCACGCCAAGACTTTGGAAAATAGAAAAGTGAAAAAAGTAACGCCAGAAACTAAAGGCGATGTAAAAGAAGCCGTTCAAGAAGTGATTAATGAAAGCCTTACCCTTGTAAATGACTTGCAAGACGAAGTTCCAAATGAAGTGAAAGAAGAAGTTTCAGAAGTAGAAGCAACTGAAGAAACTAACGAGCAAGACGAGGCTCCAAATGAAGTGAAAGAAGAAGTTTCAGAAGTAGAGGAGGCGGAAGAACTAGCAACAAAACCTAATAAAAAAACTAAAACCAAAGCCTAATGAACGGAGTAAAATTTATACGAGAAAACGGCGGTCTGGGCAGACGATTGCAAGGCGAAGATTTCATCTCAGGGCTGATTATTTATGGCGAAACCGCTACGGATAAACGCCTGATTTTATCGGTGGATGAGCTGGACAAAGCAGGCATTACCGCCACTACGCACCCTGTGTTGCACTACCACGCTTCGGAGTTTTTCAGAATTAATGAGGGGGCAAAATTGTATGTGCAGTCCGTGGCCCAAAGCGATGGTAACTATACCGAAGTGAAAGTGATGCAAAACTTCGCCGAAGGGAACATCCGACAAATTGCCATTTGCGATTTTAAAAGAGCTTTCAATACGCTTTCAAATTCGGTGGCGAAGCTCAATCAAATTGCAATGGAACTTGGAGCTTTGAATATTCCACTCAGTGTGTTGTTATCTGTGAAAGTACAGACCAGTGAAATGACGGCACTGACCAACTTACACACGCTGAACGCTGAAAGAGTGAGCGTGGTGCTTGGTCAAGATAAGGGCGGACGCGGGGGTTATTTGGCGGCAACGCACCCCTCTCTATCGTGCATCGGAGCGGTACTGGGAGCAATTGCCAAAGCCAAAGTAAGCGAAAGCATCGCGTGGGTAGAGAAGCAAAATTTAGTTTCTACCGCCTATCCAAAAGCTCTTACAGGAGGCACGGAAAAGGCGAGAGAATTAGACAGCATCGGTTTTTGCGATGGTTCGAATCTCGGAAATTATACGCCCCAACAACTGGAAGCTATCCATGACAAGGGCTACATCTTCGGCATGAAGCATACAGGCGTGGCAGGAACTTTTCTCAACGATAGCTTCACGGCTACGAGTTTGGAAAGCGACTTCGCCTACCTTGAAAACAACCGCACCATCGACAAAGCCATTAGAGGTATTAACAAGGTGCTGATAAAAAAAATCTCTGGTCCTGCTTACATTGACCCTGATACTGGTTTGTTAGAAGCTACGGGCGTGGCAGCGTTAGAGGCCTTATGCGATGATGTCCTTGACCAAATGGTACGCGACGGCGAAGTGAGTGGATTTGAAGTATCTATTAATCCCAATCAGCAGGTTTTAAGAACCTCTAAATTAGAGGTTATTGTGCGTATTGTACCAGTGGGAACATTGAGAAAAATTGAAGTAAAAATAGGATTGGCTTTAAGTAAAAATTAGATAATGTGATAATTAGTTAATTACCTCATTATCAAATCATCTAATTAATAAATTAAAAAATATGGCAGTAGAATTAGAACCATTAATCAACGGAAGAGAATACGGCTGGGCAGATATTGTCGTGAACATCGGTGGTGTGCCAGTTACAGGTATCACAGCGATAAAATACGAAGAAGAAATGGAGAAGGAAAATGTCTATGGAGCAGGACGAAACCCTGTATCTCGTGGCTACGGTAGAGTGAAAACTACCGCTTCTATTACGCTCCTCTCTGGGACGGTTTTCGCTCTAAAAGGCAAAGCACCGAAAGGACAATTGCACCGCATTGCTCCCTTTCCAATTACCGTGAGTTATCAGCCCGATGCAGGGCCTATGGTAGTGCATCAGTTGAAAAATTGCGAGTTTAAAAAAACGCCGTTTGACTGGAAAGAGGGCGATATGAGTAAACCGATAGAACTAGAGCTTATCGTATCTCATATTGTGGATAAAACAAAGTAGAATGCCGTAGGCGGTAGGCAGTAAGCTATAAGCCTAATGCCTATTGCTTATAGCAAAAAGCAAAAAATAATAAAAAAATGAACGAAGAAATCATTTGCGGTTTGGATACCGCACAAATAGAAGAACTCAAAGCACAACACGGAGCTTTGGTATTGGTAGAAATTACAGCACAAGGGAAATTGCACAAAGCTATTTTCAGAGAACCTACATTTAAGGATTTGGAAGCGATTAATAAAATCTCAAAATCCGACGAAATGAAGGGGCTTAGAGCCGCGTATGACAACTGTATTGTAAAAGCAGAAGACGAAATCGCTAATAGGGATATGCTGAAAATTAAGGCGGTTTCTGCCTTGATGGAACGCGTACAGAAAACCAGTGCCGAAGCAAAAAACTTATAGGCTCGCTACAAAGCGAGCAATCGGAACACGAGCGGTGGAAAGGTGATGCTTTGATAAGGGCGAATTTCGGTCTAAATCCTGAAGAACTGCAAATAAGCCAATGGAATAAATACTACGCCCAAGCGATGTGGCTGGAAGAATGGCGACTGCAAAACCAAGCCGAATTGTTTATAAAATTGTTTGGTGGGGGTTAATCTTTGCTACAACCACAATCTCTACTGACCTTAATACCAAAAGCAATAATTCCCAAACAAGCTAATATTCCAAACAAAATAATTATTCCTGTAATGATATAGAAAGGAAAGAATACAAGTCCTAAAATAAATAGACAAATCAGAAAAATCTTAAACGCTTTCATTTAAAAAAACTTTTAGCAAAAATAATAAAAAAATGTCAAATACAGTAACATACCAAGTCAATTTAAAAGTTGTAGGCGATGATGTCATTGGCTCTATTACTAAAAATATAGAGAAAATGACCGAAAGCACCCGCCAAGCAACGAAAACTTTTGGAGATTGTTATAAGGCATTATTTTCTATTAGTCAAGTAGCGGAGGGGCTTTCTGTATTGGAACAAGGGTTTAATAATCTACTTGAACCAGGGGCAAATCTCAACGCCAATATGCTGGAACTTTCTGCTATTACAGGCGTAACAGGAGATGGTTTAAAATCTATTGAAAAAGCAGCAAGAGATACGGCAAAGACTTTTGGAACATCGGCGGTGGATAATGTGGAGGCGTATAAAATGATGCTTTCGCAATTGTCCCCAGAGATTGCCAATAATTCAGAGGCAATGAAAATGATGGGCGAAAATGCCAATATTCTTTCTAAGCAAATGGGGGGAGACACCGTAGCAGCTACGGAGGTACTGAATACTTCACTCAACCAATTCGGCATATCAATGGACGACCCCATAGCAGCGGCGAAGATAATGGCAGATATGATGAATGTAATGTCGGCGGCCGCTCAACAAGGCTCTGCGGAATTACCACAAATCAAATCAGCCTTAGAACAGGTCGGAATGGTGGCGAAAACCACAGGACTTTCCTTTGCCGAAACCAACGCCTACATTCAGTTATTAGACCAAGCAGGAAAGAAAGGAAGTGAGGGCGGTGTGGCTTTACGAAATGTCCTTACTACTTTATCCGAAGGGCGTTTTACTTCCAAATTGGCTGCGGAAGGATTAGAGCAGGCAGGTATTTCCGTAGATTATTTAGCAGATAGCTCTATTCCACTCCACGAACGATTGAAGACTTTACGCAAAATACAGGGCGATACTGCACTAATGACCAAAGTTTTCGGCAAGGAAAATATGGCAGCTGCCATTGCGATGATTAACACGGCGGACGAGGCCCAAGCAATGGCGGAGAGCATCGTAGGGACAAATTCGGCAGTAGAACAGGCTGATATTATAATGCAAGGGCATAATGAAAAATTGAGCCGAACCAAAGCGTGGGTAGATGATTTGAAAATATCATTTTTCAATTTAACAGAAGCATATAGCCCATACATTAAAAATATTTTAGCTGGTATTACCGCAACGGGGCAATCCTTTCAAGCTATTCACGCTCTTGTTACTGCTTATAGTGCTTTGGAGATAAAACTCTTATGGAATACTATACGCCAAAAATCTTTGTCTATTTGGACAGGAATCACGGCATTCACCACGAAAATGTTTAAGGGTGAACTAATGAGTGTGAATACCCAGATGACCATTGGAGCAGTTTTGTCCAGAATCCAAGCAGGAGGTATTAGAAGTGTTGCTGTGGCTTTTGGACAAGCAACTTTGGGAGCAACCGCATTTCAAATCGCCCTTGATGCGTTGGGGATAGGGTTAATTCTTTTAGCAGTGGCAGGGCTTGTAGCAGGGCTTCATCATTTGTATCATAATTCACGGAAATTCAGAGAGGTTTTGGGAGGTGTAGGTGGTGCGGCAAAGGCGATATTCCACAACATCGGCGTGTATGCCAAAAGGGTTTGGGATATGGTTTTGAAACCCATTGCCACGGCTTATTGGAACTTGTACAAATGGATATTTACCAATATTTGGGAGCTTGCAAAAGCCGTATGGAATGGCATCAGTACTGCCATTTCGTGGGCGTGGGATTCAGTCATTAAGCCAGTGGCAGGATTTATTTACAATGTCTATAAAACCGCTTTTCTCTTGATTTGGAACACTGTTAAAGCCGTTTTCACTTGGATTATTCAGCTTGTTTCCAAAGTTTGGAACTGGATAAAAGATACCTTTGGCGGTTTTGCTTCTTGGGTGGAAGAAACCATTATACAGCCTATCCGTACGATGCTTGATTTTATTGGAAAGTGGATTGACGAGAAATTTGGCGGGTTGGTGGATAAAATCAAAAATTTAGGGCAAGGAGTTAAAGATTTTTTCGGAGGTATTTTCTCATCGGAGGGAACGGTAAGCGTTACAGGTGCTTACAAAAAGGGAGCAGAAGATGCAGGAAAACAATTTGATAAGGAGAAGGAAGACAAAAAGAAAGATAAGGACAAACCTCAGGAGGTAAAAATCGTAGATGATTCCCACAAATCGATTTTTGATGTAGGCAAAGGAATTGGCACGAAAACGCCCACCATTGGCAGTGTGGCAGCAGGAAAAGCTGTAAGTCAAGGCAAGCATTTTAAAGCAGGAAGCGATGGAGAGGGTAATAAAGTACGCAGTTTGACCGTAGGGAAATTTGCCGATAATATCAATATTCATACCCACAAAGGGACGATAATGGAAAGCAAGGAGCAAATTTTACAAGTGTTAAAAGAGTTATTCGGAACAGCCGTAGTAGATTATGCAGGAGTGTAATGAGCTGTAGGCAATAGGTTTTACGCAGTAGGCTTATAGCGTACTGCTTACGGCATAAAGCAAATAATGATGATAAATATTTTTAGCCCTAATACAGAGCAATTGACACGAGGCACAGCGGTGCATCTGGCAGTACGATTCGGAATGCAGACGGGAAAGCCTTTTGAGGCATCGGAACATATCAGTAACGAGGGAGAGCCAACGCTTTCGGAACTCAAGGAATTGGAGGGACAAACTTGGCTCACTACCTTGAAGATTACCCACGGTGCAAAATCTTTCACTTTTGAAGAATGCTTGATTTCTATTAATATGGAAAAGAACATTGTAACGACTGCTTTGCAAGGGAGAAATGGCACTATCAAAGAATACATCAGCGATGGCGATTACAATATTACAGTAGATGCTGGGGTAAGTACTTATCAAGTTCAAAATGAAGAGAATGAAATAGACATCAGTTATCCGATAGATGCTGTAAAAGAGTTGCAAGAACTATTAGCCTTGCCAGAGGCGTTGGAGGTGCAAAGTGATTTTCTGGACATCTTCGGAATTGATTCCACTGTGGTAAAATCTTTTAGTTTGCAGCAGGAAACACACTCTAACCGCCAAAGTATCAGCATTCAAATGCTGTCGGATAGAGCATACGAAATTAAACTAAAAGAAGAAAACGATGTTAAGGTTGTGTAGTGAAATTACCATTGAGGGCGAAAAAACTTGGCAATTTACAGCAGTAGCCAATTGCACTATTATAGAAGATGTGAGCACCCTTACCGACACTTGTGAAATTCAATTACCAAAGAATATCAAGTGGCAGGAAGCGATAAGTAAGAACGGCAAACCACCCATTAAGAGAGGCGACAAAATCACGGTAAAGCTGGGCTATGATGATAATTTGCAAACGAGGTTCTCGGGCTTCGTTCGCTCTGTAGATGCCAGAGTGCCAATAACGATAAAATGTGAAGACGGAATGTTTATCCTGAAATCGCACAAAATCAAACCAAAAGCGTTTAAAAACGCATCGCTCAATGAAATTGTGAGTTATCTACTGCAAGGTACAGGTATCCAATTTCAGCTGATGGATAAAAATATAAAGGTCGGCAACTGGCGGATCACCAAAGCTCACGCATCGGAGGAACTACAAGAACTCAAAGAAAAGCAAATGCTTTCGTCTTATTTCCGAAGAATAAACAATGAAAATGTACTGTACATTGGCTTAGCTTATCCGATAGATAACCGAAAGAAAATCAAGTTTATGCACGGAAAAAACATCATTTCAGAAGATTTTGAATACCGCGATAAAGATGACATCAGAGTAAGGTGCGAAGCCCAGAGTTTCAATGCTAAGCATAAGAAAATCACCTACGAATACGGCGATAAGGATGGCGATTTGATTAAGATAAGAATGGACGGTCTAACGCAGGATGAGCTGAAAAAATACGCTATCCAAGTGGTAGAGAGGTATAAGCAAAGTGGATTTAAAGGTTCGTTTGAAACCTTTGGCGTACCCGAAGTAAGTAAGTGCGATATGGTGGAGCTTCACGCTAGCGATGGAAATAGCGGAGTGTATTTAATCAAGAAAAATGAAATTGAATTTGGGTTAAATGGTTATCGTCAGAAAATAGAATTGGGTCAGCCATTAAGTATTAAAGAGCAAGAATAATGAAAGAGTTAATCCAAAAATTAGCCGACAAAGGCGAAGAAATTTATGCCAAAATCTGCGAGGTTATTTCGGTAGATGTGGACAACCAAACGGCTGATGTGCAACCTTTGGACGGCTCGGCCGAAATTACTGATGTATATCTTCAAGTAGCGGAAAATGGCGTATTTGTAGAGCCGAAGGTAGGTTCATTGGTTTGCGTTGTGTTTGTTACGAAAGAGTTGGCAGTAGTAGTTAATCATTCGGAAATCAAGCAATTTCAAATCAAGGTAGAAAGCGTGGAATTTCAGATGGATAAGGACGGTTTTCTTTTAAAAAAACAATCCGAAACCCTTTACAAGCTGATGGAAGATTTATTGCGAGAAATCCAGCGGATGAAGTTTACAACGAATGCAGGGCCTACGGTTAATTTAGTGAATAGGCTGAAATTTAAGCAGATTGAAAACCGTTTTAAAAATTTTTTAAAGCAAGATTAAAATGATAACACCGAGTAGAATTAAGGAGAAGATAAAGACGGCGTTTCGGAGGCAGTCCGAGCAGGAGGATTACGAAACAGCATTAGACCAGATTTCTGAAGATTTAGCGAATGCTATTTGCGAAGAAATCTTGGAACTGGTGGTAACAGTTCCAGCGGGAATAAAAGTAGCCACAACAGGAACGGCAACGGCTCAAACAGGAGCTACTACAGAAATCAAGATAGCAGAATTAAGCTAATGAAAGTTATTATTTTACATAATCAAAGTATCTTAGACATCGCCCTTCAGCACACAGGCTCGGTAGAAAATGCTTTTGCCCTGGCGTTGGCAAATGGGTTGAGCCTTACCGATGATTTAGCGGTTGGCAACTGGCTAATAGCTGATAGCCAAGAGCTAAACGCTAACAAAGAAATTTTAAATTATTACCAATCTAAGAGCGTTCAGCCCGCAACGGCAATAAGCGGGAAGCAGGAGGCAGGAAGCCAATTAGAAGGCGTTGGTTATTGGGCAATTAAAACAGAATTTATAATAAGTTAATGAGGGAATGAGATAATGTGGTAATTATCTAATTAACAAATTCTCAAATTACCTAATTTAAAAATATGGCACGAACAATTCAGCAAATACAACAAGAGATATTAACGGCAAAGAACAACGAACCAGCGTTATCGGAGCTTAATTCCACGAGCAAAACTGCAATTTGGAGGCTTTGGGTGTACATTACGGCTTTTGTAATACATACGCTGGAAAAACTCTTTGACCAGCACCGCAAGGAGATAGACGAAAAAATAAGAACGCAAAAAGTATTCTCCTTGCCCTGGTATAGAATGATGGCGTTGCGTTTTCAGTACGGTGATGGTTTTGCTCTCGCCTATGAGCAAGATTATTACGACAATACGGGTAAAACAGAGGACGAAATAGAGGCTTCTAAAATCGTGAAATACGCAGCTATTAATGAGGTAGAGGGGGTATTGGTGTTGAAAATTGCCACCGAACAAGGCGGAGAGTTGCAAAGGATTACCGATGAGCAGGAAGAATCTTTTACCTATTATATTAATAGAATCAAAGCTGCAGGAGTGGAAATTCGTGTCATTAATTCCGAGCCTGATTTGTTGAGTATTCACATGAAAGTGCTTTATAACCCTTTGATTTTGAAGAAAGACGGCACACTGATTCAAGACCCAACGGAAAAGCCCGTGGAAAATGCCATCAGAAAGTACCTTAAAAATTTGCCTTTCAATGGAGAGTTGGTTCTGGCTCATCTGACCGATGCGGTGCAACAGGCGGAGGGCGTGGAAGTGCCTCATCTCTCGTTGGTGCAGACGAAGTGGGTAGATTCTCCCGCTTTTGAAAACGTAGAAATAAAGGTAGTTCCGAAAAGTGGGTATTTTAAAATCACAAACTTTAACATTAGCTATGAGCCGAATATATGATTTGAGCATTAGCAAATTAGCCCTACTTCTTACGCCAACTTTTTTAAGGAAAGAAAGGTTTACGGCGTGGATAAGGTGTTTGGTATCACCGCTTAATTTCGTACATGAAAAATTCTTGAAGCATAGAGCTGAAGATATATACAAATTGGAGCATACGGCTCAAGTAATTTCGCTGGAAAAAATATTGAACGACCGATTTGATATTAGTCAAAGGCGAATCCAAGTGGGAGATATAGAGCGGAAAGAGCCGTTTTATATATACTCAGAAAGAGAAATAAAACCCAAATACATTCACTCCGAGCAGGAGAATAAAGGGAAAGTATATCTCTATTCGGAGGCGGTCTCCAAGGCGAATAAATACGATTTCATCGTGTGGTTGCCCTTTGAAATTTGGATGCGAGAAGGTACGGAGGTAGCATTTTGGAAGTTTAGATTTTACGAAATGGAAGCATTGATAGACTTCTACAAACTGGCGGGAAAAAGGTATGTGATAGCCATAAAGCCGTAGGCGAATGAGATAATGAGATAATGCGGGAATGGGATAATTACCTAATTAATAAATTTCAAATAATGGATAGACTTATTTTAAACGGGACAGATGGCTTTCCGTTGTACACAGATACTCTGGAAGAGGCACAGCGAGCGTGGAGCATTATTAACGCTTTCTGCGGAATAGTGGGAGATAAAGCGATTATTAGCGGTTGTGTACAAACTGGAAGCCATGTAAGTGATGGATTTATCGTGCTGAATGGCGAAGTGTTTCCATTCAAAGGTGGTACGCTGGGGCAAAATATTTTCATCAAAGAAGAAATCACAGAGCGAGAGTTCAAAGATAAGAGCCGAAAGCCTGTATTTCTCGCTCGTATAGCGGTATTCGGTTCTTCCACGCCTGATAAAACCTATCCGTGGGCAGATTTTGTACGCGTGGAAAACCTTATCGAAAACAATAATAAACACGCAGATTTTGAAGCGAGACTACAAGCATTGGAAGCTAAGAAAAGCCCCGTGCCTATTGGACTCATAGCCATTTGGGGCAAACCCGCCACCGAGCCTATTCCAGAGGGCTGGAGGGAATGCACAGACTTGCGTGGGCGGTTTCCGCTTGGTTGGAATCCGAATGATGTGGATTTTAACACTGTTGGAGCGATAGGTGGAGAAAAGAAGCATAGATTGACGATAGAGGAAATGCCGAGGCACGCACATGGACTAACGGTGAAATCTAATATTGACGGGCATGATGCTCATTCAGGAGGTTTTGATGGGGGAAGGCATCCGTTCAGATGGCATAATATCAATACACATGAACAAGGAAACGGTGATCCCCACAATAATATGCCACCTTACCGAATAATCAGATATATTGAGTTCGTGGGGTTTAATTAAGCCATAAGCCGAAGGCTTTAGGCAATAAGCCTCCTGCCTCCTGCTTATAGCTTTTAAAAATTAAAAAAAATGATAAACAAAGAAACAATAAAAGGATGGTTTACCACAGGCTCCAAGCCTACCGAGAAGCAATTTTGGGCGTGGATGGATTCGTTCTTTCATAAGGAAGATAAAATACCGATGGAAAGCGTGGAGGGTATGAGTAAAGCCCTCGAGGGTAAGGCGGATGCAAGTGCTCTCGAAGCATTCGCATTTCGGAGCAATACCTATACAAAAGATGAAGTAGGAGAACTCGTCAGAACAAAAGTAGACATTCCTTCAAATGGTCCTTCTCTTGATGTTTTGGGACTTGAAAGAAGAAGGTTCTTAGTAGGCTACGAAGAGGAACTCAACACCGTGCCAGGGCAGAACGAACCTCATTATAATGCGGTTCGGTACAGCTTGGAAGATATTGGTAAAAATTTAGGAAACTCCAATTTAAAAATTACGAAAGGACAAATCCGTGAGCTGGATGTCACGGGTGCGAAATTGAGGATTAAAGGTTTGGAGGACAAGTCAGCTGACGCTTCATTTAACAAAATGAAAGTGCAGAATGAGCTAGGAGAAGAGGCGGTGTGTAATGGCAAACAAATCTTTATGAATATCCCAAGTGAAATGAATGGTTCTGAAAAGCAAAATTTTATTAATAGTCTTTACAGCGGGTTAAAAAGCTCAGGAAATCAGAATATACAGATTCACGAAATAGTAGATGTTTTTATCGTAAAGCAAAATTTTACACAATATTTAAGAGTAACAGGGGCTAATTTAAATTTTACTCCAAACTCTGTATCTGTGTATGTCGTTAATGTTAATAATGGTCAGGAACACCCGTGTAATTTCTCTATTATTGATGCTAATTTGATAGCTTTAGATATTGCGGAATCTATCCCATTAGGTGAATATAAGGTAAAGATAGTAACTACCGAGGCTATAGTAATAGAATCTACCATGAGCTTTGAAATAGTTCAGAATATTGGTACACATGAGATAAATGTGAATACTATTACTTGGAACGAAGTAAGGCATGCCCAACTATCATCAGACCCATTAATTTATGAAGCTGGTGCCAATGGAGGGGTTATACATTGCAACCAATATAAGGGGTTTAGCGGTAACCCCATGACGACAGCGGGAATACCTATCCAAACATTCAAATCTAACCCTATTCCTAACCTTACTATGAATGATGACTTTGTGATTCAAGGGCAATTCGTTGTTCATAATAATGTAGGAGGTTTACCACAAGGTGCAGTAGCAGATTTATTCGGTATCAGTACTGATGGATTAACACTCTCTCTTAACGCTCTACCTACACATTTCGTTCAAATAATTTCGAGTGCCAATAATATGAAGTCGGTAAGTTCATCAATAGGACATAGTTTCGTATTTAATTTTCAATACGGACATGAATGCGTAATGACTTTTGAAATGATTAAGAAAGGTAATCAATTAATTATAAGAATATTTGTAAGCGTTTCCCAAGCTAATGTGCCTGCTAGAACTTACTCAGCTACCAAGATAGGAAGTGTAACACCAAATTCAGAGGCGGTGAGATTGTTAGCTAATTTTAAGAATAATCTCCGTGTTGGAACTAATATAAACGAAAGAAGCGTAAGAACAGTAACTGTAAATAGAATTTTTAAAATATAAATAATGAACATACATTTAGAAATACCAACACAATTGCAAACTGTATTGCAACAAATTGACGAAATGCCACTCTATTTGGCAGAACTTCCAGTGGAGGAACATCCAAAACTTCCACAGTTTAATAGGTTTATTCAAGTGAAAGGAATTGAGGCAAAAGGAGATTATGAATTTGTACATTTCCTCTATGCTCAAATACTCAAAGATAAAGAGACGGGGGAAGTGATAAATATTCCACTGCCCACTCCTGATTGGGTGGTGAATGGAGAAACCTGGAGCTATTTCAGAGGGCAAGATGGAGAACCTGTAGAACTTCCAATAAAGGACGAGTATAGGCAAAACAATGAAGAAAATGAGGCACCTACTACGGACAAAGTGAAAGTACCGAGTTACCGTTATATGCTTTGGCTGATGAAGTATCAGAACGCAAAGTTTTTGGAACTCATCCAAAACTATACGAAAGACTTTGTAAGAGCTAAAATTGAAGAACTGAATGCGTTATGAGAGTGTTGTTTAATTTATTTGTGAATTTACTATTATTCCTTATCGCTCCAGTATTGGAGCTGGTTCTGATGCCTGTGAATGTGGTCGTAGTTTTTGCCAAAGATTGGCAAAAGCGAGGTTTTAAATCCGCTTTAAAAGGGCTTTCAAACTACTTTAAAGAAAGTGCCATACGCAAAGATATTTATCTCTGTGCTGAATACCGCACCCTTTGGAATTGCACATTGAGAACCCGAGAGGGCAAGAGGATAGGCGTGAATAATCGCACTTTGTCGGCGGATTTGGGAGAGCAGGATTTTGAAGGCACGATGTCCAGAACAGGGGCAGTGCTGAACTTGGTTCTTTTTCTGATTGAGAGGAATCATAGTAGGAAAGCGTATGGGAAGTGAGAGAATGAGGTAATTAGATAATTTGAAAAATGAGATAGTGATGAATCAATTTATCGTAGAACATGTATTGCCGCAGCTAGGGGCATTTATAGGAGTAATTTTAACTGGTATAGGTGGCTTTTTCTTTGGAAAGCGAAAACAAAGGGCGGAAACCGCGACTGTAGAATTGGAAGTAGCCTCTAATGCCTTGAAATATTACAGAGAAATGGTGGATGACCTTGGTGGTAAGCTCAAAGATGCCATTACTCAGCTAGACGAGGCTACCAAGAGGATTAAGGAACTGGAGGATACGGTGGAAATGCTCACCGATGAGCTGAAAAAATACAAGCAACTGAATAGACAGAAAGAAGTCTAAAATCCCTTGGAGGTCGGGATTTAAAAATGTCCTCCGCTTTAAAAAACTCTGACCTTTTTTAAACGAATGCACAAAGCAACGGAGGACAAATAAGTCTTCTGTACTTTGTGCATTTATTTCGTTTATAGGTCAGAGTTGCAAAGGTAAATAATTAATTTAAAATAGATATAAGAAATGAAAATAGAAGTATGGCAAAGAACTCCGATTAGTTATTATGGCGGGAAGCAAACAATGCTCAAATATATTTTACCCCTGATACCAGAGCATAAAATTTACACCGAAGCCTTTTTTGGCGGTGGAGCCGTGTTTTGGGCGAAAGAATCTGCTAAAACAGAAATCATTAATGACTTTAATGCTAATGTTTATAATTTTTATCACATTTTGAAGACTGATTTTAATGCTTTAAAAACTTTGATAGAAAACACAATTATCAGCCGAGAAAGTTATAAAGCAGCGTTATTGGCATATCATTCACCTTATGTATTTAGTAATGTGCAAAGAGCTTGGGCGTTTTGGTATGCTACGAATTTTGGATTTTCAAACCAGGTGGGAAATATCCGAATTTGCACTACACCGAAGTATATTAATGGATTAAAAAACAAAATAGAACGATTTACTGACCACTATTCTATGAGGTTACAAAATACTCAAATAGAAAATGATGATGCGTGTAAAATCATTAGTCTAAAAGATAGTGAGGAAGCATTTCATTATGTAGATCCGCCCTATGTAGGGGCAAATCAAGGGCATTATGGAGGTTATACACAAGAACATTTTGACGAACTTTTGGAGACTTTATCTAAGTGTAAAGGGAAATTTTTACTCAGTAGTTACCATAATGAGGCTCTAACGGAGTTGGTAAAGAAACATGGTTGGTATCAAAAGGAAATTCATTTGCATTTGGGTAGTAGCCAAACCAAAGGTAAAAAGAGAGTGGAAGTGCTTACAACCAATTATCCGATAGATTAATATTTAAGCCTCTTTAAAGAAGACTTAAAGAGGCTTTAAATTTTGTGATTTTTTCCAATCAAAAATTGGAGTCCATACCTTAATTTTTCTTTACATTTGGTTTTGCCGATTATAATACGATTTAGGAGTATATGATGAAATTTGGTTTGAAATTACTAAACTCTATATAGTAACTTTATATAAATTTTCAAGACTTTTAGATTTTTTGCAATCAGATAGTAAATATAGTCCTATTTTAGGGTGCTTATACACTAATTTTGGTCAAAATAGTGTAGAGGAATTGGTCGGAAAATCATTATTTCTTCTAAATAAAACTCATGAAATTACCACAGGAAAGGAATTTGGTAAGATAAGTTTAGAAGATAATAATGACATATCCGTTAGGAAATTTTTTGATAGTTTGATTTCTGAAAATGTTCATGTAAATACTAATTTTTTACAATTAAGGAATAACCCTTTGTATAAGATTGATGAGAATACTTACTCTATCATCAATCCTTTTTTTGTTTTAGATAAATTTACTAATAATTTAAGATTTTTTATAAGTAAAAATTGTACAAATAATATAGACGATGATTTAAAGAAAAAACTTGAAAATAATACATTTTATAGTGAAGATTTTTCAGAAAAATATTTGATGAAAAATATATTAGATGATATTTTCCCAAATAAATGTTTTGTCAAAAAGAAACAATTAACTAATGAGCAAAGCGAACCAGACTTCTATGCAAGAGATAGTAATAAAATATTTTTATTTGAATACAAAGATGTCTTTATAGATGGTAAAATTAAAGAATCAAGAGATATAGATTTAATAGAAAAAGTATTAAAAATAAAATTTTTGAAAAACCAGAAGGGAAAACCAAAAGGAATAGGACAATTAATAAGACATATTGAAAATATTTCTCAAAATAATTTTCCTTTTGATGATAGCATCAAGAAAAGTGTAGTTGTATATCCTATTTTATTACTTTCTCATCGATTATTGGAAGTGCCTGGAATTAATTATAAACTCAATAAATGGTTTAAGGAAGAATTAAATAAGAATACAAATATTGGTAAAAATATAACTGTTAAAGATTTAGTCATTATAGATATGGATACATTGATTTTTTATAAAGCATATTATAAGGAAAATAAAAATAATTTTTGCAGTAGTTTAGAGAATCATATAAAAAAATCAAAAGGGAATCATAATGGATATGGGAATAATGAAAATGATGTATATATTACTATGCAAAAGAAATTATTAAAAAAAATATTACCATATAGTTTTAGAATGCAGGATTTGGTAGAACAACAAATATATTCTCCTAAAATGATAAAAGAGTACAAACAGGATTTAGAAAAATATTTTAAATAATAATTTTATCTTGAAAATTCTTTTTATATTTGGTTTGTAATAAATAGTGAAAAGGGAGAAAACAAATAAAATTAGCCTTCTCACTGCAGTGAAAAGGTAGAAAAGATAGCGGGGCGGGTAATTCACTGGAGTGAAATCACTCCTTTAGCTATAAGCAGCTCTTTCACTAGAGTGAAAAGTCAGAAAAGAAATAAAAGGAGCCTTTTCACTGGGGTGGAATACTTATAGAACACTAAAAAATAGTGATTTTCTCAGCGTTTTTTATGGGCATTGGATACGAAGCGTCTAAAAAATGAATGAATGAAGCGTGAAAAAAATATCCATTGTTTGAGCGAAGCGAGTTTGGAGATTTTTAGCGAAATGAATTAATTTTTAGCAAAGTATCCACAGCCTTGAATTTTTGATACTTTTGTTTCAAGACAAAAGCATGTAGTAAGAAAACATTAACATTTAACAAATATTATTATGAAACCATTAAACTATCAATCCCGAATTACTGAGGTAGGTGATGTTGCGAACCGGTTGGTGGTTCTTTACAACGCTACGGACGCCCTGCAAGACGATGCTTTTCTAAAGACGACCTTTCAAGAACTGGAAACCCAAGGCGAGGCCATTACTCAGGCCGTGAAGCGTGATAAAGCCGTATCGCAACTCGAGGAAGCCGATGCCCAAAGAGATGAAGCCATTCGCGTACTGGGCAAGCTCCTCAAAGCCTATGAGGTAATCCCCGTAGAGGGGCTAAAACCACACGGCGAGAAACTCTCGGCGATTTTCCAAAAATACGGCGTGAAAATCACCACAGAGAATTACTCCAGCCAGTCCAACCTTGTCGATTCGTTGCTCAAAGACTTGTCGGCAGATGGGGTGCAGGCTTCCATCACTGCCCTCTCGGGCGTGGGTGAGGCGATAGCAGGGATTCGCACAGCACAAGAACATTTTGGGCAGGTGCGTCGTGCTTACGAAACAGCCTTTGCCAAGCAGCAAAGCAAAGCGAGTGCTAGCAGCCTAAGAAAACCGCTTTTGGAACTTATCAACAAAAAACTGATTCCATACCTTGTAGCGATGCAGCTTTCCCACCCCGAAAAATACCAAAAATTTGTCCACGAAGTGGAAAAAATCATCAACGATATGAACGAGGTAGTAAAAACCCGAAGCAAGAAAAAATAAAACGGTAGGGAACGAATATATTCGTTCCGACATTTTAAAACGGATAGATGCGTTCCAATATTTCGGACAGATAAAAAAGGAGCGGAACTATCCGTTCCTTTTTTCGGTATATTTGCCTGATTATAAAGGACAATTTTTTAAAACAAGGTACCTATGGAAAATCCTACCCAAAAAACGATTATCTACCAAACCACCGAAGATAACCAGCTGAAAGTGCGTTTGGAAGACGAGAATATTTGGCTTACGCAACAGCAAATGGCTCAACTTTATCAATGCTCGAGAACCAATGTAGTGGAGCATATCAAAAACATTTATCAAGAGGGCGAATTGCAAGAAGAGGCAACTTGTCGGAATTTCCGACAGGTTCAAACGGAGGGCAATCGTGAGGTGTCTAGAGAGTTGCCTTTTTACAACCTCGATATGATTATCTCCTTAGGGTATCGCATCAAATCGCACATTGCTACCAAATTCCGTATTTGGGCTACAGAGCGTCTCAAGGAATACATTGTAAAAGGCTTTACCCTCAATGACGAACGCCTGAAAAACCTCGGCGGTGGCAATCATTGGAAAGAACTTTTAGACAGAATCCGCGATATTCGTTCGTCCGAAAAAGTAATGTATCGGCAAGTACTGGACTTGTACGCCACCGCTACCGACTACGACCCCAAAAGCAAAGTGAGCCAAGATTTTTTCAAAATCGTGCAGAACAAACTCCACTACGCTGCACACGGCAACACCGCAAGCGAAGTGATTTATTATCGCGTGGATAGCGACAAACCTTTTGCTGGGCTAACGAATTTCAAAGGCTCACAACCCACACAAGCCGAAGCAATGATTGCCAAAAATTACCTCAAAGAGCAAGAACTCAAAGTACTCAACAATTTGGTAGCGGCGTATTTTGATTTGGCAGAGCTCAACGCCATCGAAGAGCGAGAAATGAAAATGGCAGATTATGCACGAGAGCTAGACAATATCCTCTCCTCCACAGGGCGAAAAGTACTGACCGATGCAGGAAAAATCTCCACCGAAAAAGCCAAAGAAAAAGCCCTCACCGAATACCGAAAGTACAACGCCAAAACCCTATCCAGCGTAGAGGAAAGCTATCTAGAAACCCTCCATCAATTGGAAAAACAAGCCAAAAAAGAAATCAAGAAAAAATAAAACCGTAGGGAACGAATATATTCGTTCCGATATTTTAAAACGAATCGATTTGTTTCGATATTTCGGACAGATAAAAAAGGAGCGGAACTGTTCGTTCCTTTTTTTGGGATTCCCTTTATGCTAAATTAATGAACGGTAAATTTTCATAGCTTTGTAAAAATAAAAAAAATGAGTAATAAATCAAATTTTCGTTTTAAATTCACTAAAATTTAAGTTTTTTTTATAAGTTGCCTTAATTGTTAGAATATTGAGCTAATAATATTTCATTGCAGCTTATTTTTTTATATATTGAAAACAAATCAAAAAGCTGACAATCATTTTTTATAAAATTTGCTTATACAAAATTTTGTAAACAAAATACCAAGACATAAAAGTTCAGCAATGTTTAATAATTAAAAATCCGATGTAACGAATAAAACATTTTCATTAAAATGATTCTCAACAAATACCAACTACTATCAGAAATAAACGAAAGAGGTTATTCTTCAATCGCAATTGTTCAAAATGAAAGGGGTGAAGACTACTTTGCAAAATGGCTGAGAGGCATACACAAAGATAGCACACCCAGCAGGATACTTTCGGACAAACTTCGCCATTTGCAGAAGGCAAAACATAAGGTATTGCCTCAGGTCATTGAATATGGGTGGGATGAAACTCAAAAGGCTTATTGTATCATTTTTGAATATAAGCAAGAAGCTAACACTTTGAAATGGGATATTGAAGAGGAATATTATTATCCCAATTTCTTTTTAAGAGGCATACTTCAGATTATAGATTGTTTGCAACAACTTAATTCGAAAAATAGAATTTCGCACGGAGATATTACCCCCGAAAATATTCTGGTAGATGAAGATTATAATTTCTATTTAATAGATTTTGGAATTACAGATATTGCCACAACACTAAGTCAAGCCAAAGAAATAGAAGTTTTCGCTCGTGAGTTCGCTGCTCCTGAAAAATGGAATAAAGAAGTTGAAAAAGGATTTCCTTATCAATCTGATATATACTCCATTGGAAAAGTTATTGAATGGTATTTTAAAGATGAGAATATTGGATTGATAGATGATTTAGTTAAAGATATTTGTAAAAATAAACCATCAGATAGACCCAATTATCATGAGTTACACACCAAAATCTCTAAAATTATAGAAAGTAATTCTCTTGAAGATGAAGAACTTGTTCCTATTTCAGTTAGGAAAAATTTAGAAAAAATTGATTTTTTAGGAGAGTTAAATAATAAAGAATTTAAGCCTGTTTTTGACATAAGTCCGAAAGGAGGAAACAATATTTTATTAAATGTTGCAACAAAAAATTACTATTTTCAGACACTATGGAGACTAGAAGAAGAAGATTTACACATAACTGATTGTGTTCCGAAAGGAAATCAAGAAGAAAATTATAAAAAAACAATTCAGAGAGGTATAAAACTAGAAGTTCCTGTACTTTTTAAATATAAACCAATTTATTGTGATAAATATGAACCAATTTATTATGAAAAGAATTACTTTTCACTAAAACCTTTCTTTGATAAAATCTTAAAACAAAAACAGGCTGAAAATTCTTATAGAAATATCAAAAAGAATATTTATAAAGAATTGGATTTCTACAAAGAGCTTATAGAGAAAGAGTTAGAAATCATTCATAAAAATTCATTGAGATTACAATATACCGATTATAAAAAAATAAATGATTATGAAATTTGGTTTAAAATTGCTAAAAATGAAAAATATTCTGATGATAGTCAGGTTTATACGCACATAGACAAATCAATGCCACCTAAACCTGAGGAATTTGAATATATTTTAAGCAGTACAGCCGATAAAAAACAAATAAAAAAAGACACTTTAAAATTTTTGGGTACAGCATATGATTTTGAAAAAATTGAGAACCAAAAAGAAGCTAAAAAGGATAGTGATTCAAATTTATCAGGAAAAATATTAAAATTCAAAGATTGTGAATTTATCGATTCTGATAAAATTCCTAAAAATGGTTACTTATTTGAGAATATTAGTAGGCAAGAAGAAGAGAAAAAACGCCAACAAGAAGCACTAAATAAAATCAGAAATAATGATGTTCAAAGCACTGAGTTAATTCATTATCTATTTAATTCTGATAAACTTGAAGGTGAGTATATAGATATTCAATTAGAAAAAGTCTATCAAACAGATAAAAATGGAAAACCTTATCAGTACAGCTACAATCAGCGGAAAGCAATCGTAAATGCAATTCACAGAAAACCACTTACAGTAATTCAAGGTCCTCCTGGAACAGGAAAAACTACGGTCATTACCGAAATTGTATTTCAAATACTAAATAGAGACAGAGGAGCGAAAATACTGATTACCTCACAAACGAACGACGCTGTGGATAATGTATTGGATAATTTGCTAGAAAAAAATATTCCTTTAATTCGATTAAGTGGTGTGCGAAAACCAAAGCTGTCGTTACAAAAACACACTCTTGAACGAAAAATTGAGGGCTGGAAGGAAGAAGTTAAAAAACGAACAGAAGAGAATTGGAAATCTATTAAAAATGCTTTTGCTCAAAAATTAAATAAAGATTTAAGGCAAATATTTGAAACGCTTTCTTCCAATAAGAATTGGAAAGAGAAAAGCAAGGATATTGAAAAACAATTGAAATTCAGTAAAAAATATAAACTTCTAATTACAGAATTAACTTCCGAAAAAGATTTTCTGCAAGCATTAGATGCACTTACAGGGTTAGCATTTTCTGATTATTTTGAAAAACAAAACATTTATAAAGATTGGCGCAATGTCGTTAGTGGATTAGATGAAAAAAGCCAAATCAACCAAAAACTGATTGACACCATTAGAGTTATAGGAGCTACTACAAGTCATATTGCTGCGAAAAAGTACGCTAAATATAATTTTGAGTTTGATTATGTGATTATGGACGAAAGTGGGAAAGCCACACTTCCAGAGTCTTTGATTCCGCTTGTTTTGGGTAATAATGCTGTTTTAGTGGGTGACCACAGACAATTGCGACCAATGCTTACTTCAAACAAAGAAGTAGAAAGATGGTTACGAGAAAAACACAAAAATAAGGCTAAAATTTTAGATGAAATAGAA